ATGCAAGAACCCTTGGTGGAGAAGTGGTTGAAATTGACTTAGCAGATTATGATGCATTATTAAAAAACATGTTTGATTTTAATGTATCAGAACAAACGGCAAATAATATATCCGAAACTATTGATAGAGTTAGATATATGGCTATGCAAACAGCCAAAACGGAAACTTTAGACGAAATGTTTTGTGCAAGCATTGATGAAGTATCTAAGTCATTAGATAATTATACTAGTGAACTACCCACCCACGTAAAAACGATCAGTGGGTTTTACGCTCCATTTTATAAAATCATCGTTTATCATGCCGGTTTCAATACGAGTAATTGTCATACCCTCTGTGGTTTCAGACTACTAATATCGTTCTTATCGAGGAAAGTTCTACCTCCAAACTTGTATTTTGTGATGGTTCCTTTCTCCATCAGCTTGTACAGCTTTGACCGGCCGACCTTGTTCCGCAAAGCATACAGAGCTTCTTTAACTGTCATGTAATCATCCATATTTGTAGGGGTTGTGGGTTTCATAATCTATTCGATAAAGCTGTGATGCGTAGAGCATCCCAAGCGTGGTTCTTATCATCGATCGGATCGTCCAGGGTTACAATAGATCCGTTTACCTTGGCTTTAGCCTTTACATATCCTGTCTGTTCACTTCTCCACTCGGGGCAGTCTACTAAATGAATGTTATACTTTTTCAGTGTCGCGATACCAAACTTGATTGATCCCGGATAAGTATTAGCACCATAAACACGTAATCCGTCACGCCTGCAAGCTGTTATCATTCCCCGTCCGCCACTGTCTCCAGATGGATCGGCCCACACTGTATCCTCGTTGGTGATGTGTTTGCGCAATAGTGGTAGTAATACATTTGGGTTATCGGTTGGTTGGTAGAATTTGATCTCCGCGAATAGATCATTACCAATTATTCCAACTTTTACCAACACAGAAGGACTCATTGTATACCCGAAATCAAGGCCCCAATAGATCTTCTCGCAATTGTCCGGAAATTTCTTAACCCATATAACCTTCGGGAAGATGATCCCTTCTGGTGCCTTACGTTGACCCTCACCATATACGGCCCACATGTAAGCGTCCGCTGTTTTGGTTTGCTCGTTGTAGATGCACCGCTTTAGCTCCTGTACATCTTCTCTTGGGAAATTGGCCGGATTCTTTTCGCAGTCATAGTGAGCCGCTTTGGAAATAGCCTCATAGACTTTATTCTGATCATCAGCGGTGCTACCGTAAAAGATTGCAATCTTGCTAGCTGCGATCGGCTGGTAGCCCTCGATTGTAATCCTCTCATTTGGACTTACCCATTTGTTATCCCTGTAAGTAGTGCGAAGATGGGCTACGTCTGTTCGGGAGATGATCTTATCAAAAACGTAATGGTCAGCATACTTTGGATTGAAATCACCCCACCAGAACTTCCGGCAGCGTTGCATTACCTGCTTTACTACATCCTCCGGAATGTCAAGGTTTTCGTTGAAGAAAACATAATCTGATCCAGCGCCCAGGAACTTCTTTGATGAATCAGCCCCGAGAAGATTCACCTTTAGGTCAAATATTTTAAAGCTAGCTACTTCTTGTTTTCTCTCGAAAGGGTTGAAGCCTCCAAAGTCGTTTAAACGCTTATCGAAATCATCATACAGGGTTGTTTTAAAACTGTTGTAGGTTTCCCGGATGATATTCAGTGTCCCTTTTTCTTTCTTTACAGTGGCCAGCCAGATACTAAAGTCAACTGATGATGTGGTCTTTCCGGATCGCGAACTACCCTCAAGCATTACTCCAGATGGAATATTCTCAGCTGAGCATATTTCCTTGAATTGCTCAAAGGAAATAAGCTGCTTTTCATGAAGATTGATTAACTCATTACGCCTGTCAAACTTTAAATTCTGACAGAGGAATTTAAGATTAGGATTAACCTGGTACCGCACTCTTCGTTAACTATCTGGTTTATCAAGATCTGGAGGGAAGAGGTCGGCTATTTGTTTTCGGTTATCAGTGATGTTATTGTCAATACTATCTTTCAATCCAAGGTCACGGGAAATGATATTGGCATTGAAGAACCCTGCTGCAGCACCTTCGAACTTCTGATTGTAGATGGTCTCCTCAATCTGCTCTATGACCGTCAAAAAACCTTCGTCTTTTGTGTTGGCCTTGAAGTTTCGGAGCCAGGAGGTTGAACAATCAAAGAATGTGCATAGGGCGTGAAGGGTATACGGCCGCTTAACCGGTATTTGAATCAATTGAATTTCGGATCCTGCCATCATGCCATTTGACACAGACATGGGCTTTGTTTCGTAGAAGGGATTATTATCTACAGATTCAAAGTATTCGCAAGCGGCTTCCCATAATGCTCCCGGAGTAGCAAAAAGGGTATCCCTTCCATGTTTGGAGCGTAGTTTCCAGAAGCCGTTTCCTTTTGGAGCGCTCATGAGTTGGCTTCCTCTGCAGCTTCTATCACGGTTTCTGAGTTCGGAGTAGCTACCTCCTTACCTTGCATGTAAGCTGAGCGCGGTTTGCTCTCCATAAGTTCAGCAGGTCTCGCTTGAAATCCGACAGGTGATTGTTGATGTCGATCTGGTGACGGTGGGTATTTTTAACTGATTGGCTTTTCTTATCCCAATGTTTGGGTTCGATCCTTTCTTCCGGGTTGACTGAAAACCTGTTTGTTTTGTCCAGGGTGAAAATAGCCTTGATCGGAACCTCCCCGGATCTTACCTGTCCTTTAGTTTTTACACCTTTGGAGCGTGAGTTATTTAGATAAAATTTTACGCTTGGCATCTGGAATCAAAAGTATTTGTTAAACACAGTAATCACACGGTATCGCGTAGAAGTGCGTACTAAGGCGTAAAAGTGTACTACTGATTTTGGCTATCTCTATTATAAAGAGTGCGTTTTGTGCGCTTTAATACTCTTTAATACTCATAATAGAAGCCCTCTGCAGAATACTGAATTATACCCCTAAGACACTTATATACAGATACTTACGTGACTTTTTATTTCTTGGTAATCACACAACACGCACACCGATTTTCACTATTTCAAATTCAATTCAGACATTGCACACCTGAGGTTATTCGGTTTACAACAGGTTTAAGAGAAAAAGCCAGCTTGAGGGAGCTGGCTTTTTTATTTGTACTTCGCCAATGCTCGATCATACATTTCCTTCAACTTAATCCTATCCTCCTCACTTTCCGGCCATGAAATTTTAACAATCTTTCCGGTTTTATTGTGAATCGAAATCTCCACCACTTCAATCTGATGTTTGATAGTGTGTTGTTTCATGAACTCTGACTGCTCCCAGCCTAGTCTATCTTTCCCAATTGACTCTTCAAATTCCACCTGGTAATTCTCTGCCGATACTTTTAATGGCTTCACGGTGGTGAATAGGCCACCAAACCATTCCACGACATTGACTATCCCCTTAATAATCAATAGAAGCAACGGTATGAAAAGGATAAATTCCATTTAACTGGTTCTGTGCTTTCAATAAATTCCCCCGCTCACCGTTGCGATTTCAAACGGTCCGCAGTTCTGACTACTCTTTAGCAATTTATCACGCCAATATATCTCAACCTTCAAACAACCACTATCGTCATTGCCATTCTGAGCTGAAAGATATACAAAGTCACTGTCAAAGGTTTTGAATTTTATTGACCAGGGAACCTCTTCATCCCACCAAAGACTCGATTCTCCATCAGAATGCTCTACTATCGCATCAAACAAAGTAGCCGTCCCGGTTACACGATACTCAACTTTATAATTATAACTGATCAGATCAAATCCATCTACACCTTTAATATCAAAATCAATTACTTTGGTCGTTGATTCTAAGGGAGTTAGGGTATAGTCATCAAAAACCTCTCCTTTTCCACTCTCCCACCAGCTGAGTTTCACGTGAAATTTCTCAATAAATTCACGCTGGTAACGGGCAGTCAAAAGCCGATTATTCTTTATGGCATTGGTCAAAGTATTCCGGCCAAACCCCAAAACCTGCTCAGCTTTGTTGATTGTTAACCCTCTGGCTTCCAGAACTTTGTGATATTTCTCACCTATTGTCATAAAAAAATGTGAAATGTCTCTTGCTTTGATGTGATATTTCACGTTACTTTATCCCATCATAACCGAAGATAGTATATGAACGGTCAAAAAGAAACAGAGGAAGAGCCAACCCTAAAAACACGTGCAAGGATTTACACGAAAACGAACCGGAGTGAACGAGTGGCTGCAATTCGTAGAGCGCTCAGTCACAAGGAGGGTGCTGATTTTTTCACTGAAGATGTGAATGACCTGATAATGGAAGAAGGCTGCAAAGCCTATGAACAGAAACTCGGCCTTTAAAAGTCTCAAACTCAAAACCTCATCCCTCATGAAAGCTGACACCACTAAACTTTTTAAACTATGCGAAAGATTAAATTTTGGATCATCGTTGCGGCAATCGTTTCAAGCGTTGGTTTATACTTTGCTTGTACGGAAGAGCCAGTCGCTCCGCTCAATACTTGTCCGTGTGAGCCGGGGAATGACTGTTACCCTAAATGTAAGCCTGACTGAGATTTTAGGTAATAAAAGGCTGCTCGTAGGACTATTCACGATGTTGATCATAGCCCCTTGCGCGGGTGGCCTTTTTAAAATCTTTAACGCTTCAACAGTAATGAGTGAAGCGTGGTACTCTCCAAATGAATACTATGGAAACTACCGATACCTGTTAATGGGTATTCGGGGAAACCTTTTTGTTTTATTCTCAATCCTCGGAACGTTTCTTCTGTTCCCTGTTAAATACAAAGTAAGCTATTTCTTGGGCGCACCGCTTGGATACGTGGTCGCTGAGATTGTTAAAAAGTGTTACGCTGCTTCTAACGAGGAGTTTAATTCAATCGCTCCGCTTCCAAGTGTGGTGCTTTGTATCTGCCTGATTATCGGGTTTCTGTTATCAGTTGATTATCTGCTTTATAGAAAGTACCATTTAAAGGACGGCACTATCGCCCGTATCGTGGGGCTTATCAAAACTCCAGGAATTGACGCTCAGACCAAACTGACACTTCTTGAACAGCAAACTCTTGAATTGGAAAACTTTAACCAACGGTACTAATGACTTCACAAGACTTAAAAGTAGGATCTGTTTTCCTCTGGATGGTTTACTCCACTCGCTCAGCTGTGGCTTTAGAAATGAGAGTTACCGAGGCTAATGAGGAAAGTGTAAAGGATCATAACGGCATCTGGCGTAAACGCTCTTCAATCACAATGATTAAAAGTATCGAGTCATTTAAACACCAAGTAAGATGCATCGCGTAATCGACCTCACAGATGGCATGACCATGTTTCAAGGAAGCTTCGATGAATGCGAAGATTATATCAACAAACAGGATACACCACACTTATACGAGAACAAACCTTTAACCCGATAATATGAAAACTTTAATATTCAAAGACTGGTCCGAGTTCTATAACCGCGAGGATAAATCCCTCAACGGGGTAACTCAAGAATTTGCAGATGAAAATCCAGAATGGGATGAAGAGCGCGGCAACAAAAGTTGTTGGAACTGCTCTGGCTGCTCTGGCTGCTCTGGCTGCTCTGACTGCTCTGGCTGCTCTCTCTGCTCTGGCTGCTCTGGCTGCTCTGGCTGCTCTGGCTGCTCTGGCTGCTCTGGCTGCTCTGTCTGCTCTCGCTGCTCTGACTTAAAAAACGCTTCACCGGTTCAGGCTGGCGAAACGAATAAGGGCAGCATACTCGCCAACATTCCAGTAATCGAGAACATCCATCAGAAGATTCTTGAAGCTGTATCGCGTCCGGATGCTTTGAATATGAGCGACTGGCATACATGTGACACAACACATTGCCGTGCTGGCTGGGTAGTTCATTTAGCGGGTAAGCCTGGTGCTGAGCTTGAAGCATTGACTTCAACACCTCACGCGGCTATGCAGATCTATCACAAGTCAAATCCTAATGTTCCGGTTTCTCCTGTGAGATTCTACGAGGATAACAAAACGGCTTTAGCTGACATCGAACGCTGTGCAAAACAGGAGGCTGAACTTCAAACTAAGTAACCATGGACCGCGAAGAATACTTTAACAGACTGCTCGAACTGTTTGAAAAGCATATCGAAGCCAAGACAGAAGGAGAGGAAGATCTGATCAAATCTATGGTCTTAACCTTCATCGAAAAGAATCCTCTGAGATCGAATGCGAAGGTGGTTGACTTCCCGGATTACGCGATGTGATCATGCTCGTTGAAAAGTTATAACTCTTAAAACCTCAATATGGAAACCTTAGAAAAAGTACCAACAGAAAGCGTCTTCTCACTCTCCACGTTTGAACATGGTCAACGTGTAGCGAAAATGCTATCGTCATCAACCCTCATCCCTAAAGATTACCAGAACAACATTCAAAATACAATGATTGCTTTGGAAATGGCCAACCGGGTAGGGGCAAGCCCTTTGCTGGTAATGCAGAACCTGTATATCGTTCACGGTAAGCCTTCCTGGTCGAGTACATTCATTATCGCTGCCATCAATTCAAGTAAAAAGTTTTCACCCGTTCGCTTTGAAATGGATGGCGAAGGTGAGGAATACGGGTGTCACGCTTGGGCTTATGATGTTAGTAATCAGGAGAAATTAGCCGGGCCAAAGATCACAATGAAGATGGCCAAGCTTGAGGGCTGGATAGATAAGAACGGCAGCAAGTGGAAAACTATGCCTGAATTAATGCTACGCTATCGCGCTGCTGCATTCTTTGGACGGTTGTACGCCCCTGAGATTATGATGGGTATGCAGACAATGGAAGAAGTGATTGATGTAGTTCACAAAGAAGAAGAAATCACCGCAGAGCATTTACAGGCTTTGTATGATGAAAAGCTGCCTCAGTTAAGCAAAGCGGAAATGGACAACGCTAAGCGCATCATCGACAACAACGAATCAAACAGCTTCAAAAAACTTCATTTACTCTTAACCTCAAAAAATGGAAACGATAACAATTAATAAAATCCGCGTAGGTAACATAACATCAAGCGAAGGGGCTGCTGCTGTAATGACAAACGGTAAAGCAAAAGGAACGCTTGGAAAGCCAGCTTTAACCTACATCGAAGAATGCAATTTTGAACGCAGGTTAGGAAGATCTATTGACACCGAAAGCAACGCGAGGCCGCTTACCTGGGGTCGGCTTGTTGAGGGAAGGGTATTTAATATTCTCGGCCTTGAATACCAGTTGGTAAGCTCAGAGACTATCCAGCATCCTGAAATTGAATACTGGGTAGGCTCACCGGATGCGGTTAAGGATAACCCTTTCACAGAATCGGAAGGTAAAACAGTTGTGGATATAAAGTGTCCGATCACACTAAAGTCTTTCTGCCAGTTGGTTGCTCCGCTTTATGAGGATTTGTATGATGGTGGCCTGAGTCATGGATTAATAGCTATAAATGCGCTCCGCGCTGAGCATAGAGACGGTGAGAAGTACTACTGGCAACTTGTCTCTAACGCTATCCTTACCGATTCAAAGTTTGCTGAACTGATTGTCTACTGTCCATACAAGTCAGAGTTGGACGATATCCGTGAGATCATCCAGTTAGGTGATGGTGAAATGCAATCGAAATACGGATGGATCAATTGGTCCAATGATGATGAACTTCCCTGGATTCCGGATGGAGGTTATTACAAGAACATCAATGTAATCCGTTTTGAAATTCCTCAAGAAGATAAGGACGCTTTAACAGAGCGAATGAAACAGTGCGGTGAATTACTAATAACGATATAATTGAAAGCACCAAGGAGGAGACGCCTTCTGGTGGGGGGAAGATTACCAAAAGATAAAACTGTAGTGAGTCTGTCTTAACAACTAGTTCCCCCCAGCTTTCAATTTTCTGATTTTTTGAACTGAATTTTTACAACCCTAACAACCCCAATGAGTGAAGCCAAGCTGGAGAAAGCTTTTAGTGAATTTATACGCCTTCGTGATTCTGACGGTCATGGCTACGGTAAATGCTTTACATGCTCATACCGTGCTCCCTATAAACAAATGGATTGCGGTCATGGTATCGGCAGACAGCACAAGTCAACCAAGTACCATGAGCAAAACAATCACATCCAATGCAAGCGGTGTAACGGGTTTGAAGGTGGCCAACAAGCTATCTACAAAGAAGAGGTTGAGAAGAAATACGGTAAGGGAACGTGGGATAAGCTGGTGATAATGAGCCGGCAGGTTTGTAAACGTGGAAAGTTCGAGATCGAGCAAATGACCAACTACTACCGGGAAGAGGTGAAGAAACTTAAAGAGCTAAAAGGAATAGAATGACATTGATTAACGGTGAACCCCATTTATCGCGCAATGAAGTTGAAAGGATTGTTGATAATCTCAACCAGCGAGTATTGGACGGATTTGTAATGATTGGCAGTCACATGATCGAGAAGCCATTAACTCGCCAAGGAGCTGCTGATTACTTCGGCATCAATATAAAGACGCTGGACAGGAGACTTAAAACCGGAGTACTTCCAGCCAGATTAGTTCACAAGAACGGTGGCACTCCATACTTCTTCGCAAGTGAACTCGAACAACTTTTAAAAAAATCTTAAACCTCGAAAAAATATGAAAAAGGAAACATTTTTAAAGAAGCATGATCTATCTGAAGATCAGTTTTATGGTAAGGAAAAAATAAACGGCTCTCTGGATTTGAGTTCGCTCACATCAATACCGGAAGGATTCAATCCTACTGTGGGCGGGTATCTGGATTTGAGTTCGCTCACATCAATACCGGAAGGATTCAATCCTACTGTGGGCGGGTATCTGGATTTGAGTTCGCTTACATCAATACCGGAAGGATTCAATCCTACTGTGGGCGGCTCTCTGTATTTGAGTTCGCTTACATCAATACCGGAAGGATTCAATCCTACTGTGGGCGGGTATCTGTATTTGAGTTCGCTTACATCAATACCGGAAGGATTCAATCCTACTGTGGGCGGTTATCTGGATTTGAGTTCGCTTACATCAATACCGGAAGGATTCAATCCTACTGTGGGCGGCTCTCTGGATTTGAGTTCGCTTACATCAATACCGGAAGGATTCAATCCTACTGTGGGCGGGTATCTGTATTTGAGGTCGCTTACATCAATACCGGAAGGATTCAATCCTACTGTGGGCGGCTCTCTGTATTTGAGGTCGCTTACATCAATACCGGAAGGATTCAATCCTACTGTGGGCGGCTCTCTGTATTTGAGTTCGCTCACATCAATACCGGAAGGATTCAATCCTACTGTGGGCGGGTATCTGGATTTGAGTTCGCTTACATCAATACCGGAAGGATTCAATCCTACTGTGGGCGGTGATCTGGATTTGAGTTCGCTTACATCAATACCGGAAGGATTCAATCCTACTGTGGGCGGGTATCTGGATTTGAGGTCGGGGCGCATACATATTGGAGCAACCGTACCAGAGGTTAAACGGCCGGTAATCGATCTCACCTGGAAGGATGGCAAGTACAAAAAGATTGACGGCATATTCTGTGAGATAGTCTCAGCTCATGTTGTCGCTGGGGGCACAACCATAATCCGTGCAAAGAAGATCAATAAGGAAGAGTTCTTTTTTATCGCAAAGAAGGGTGAGCATTCATCCCATGGAGAAACGATCGAGAAAGCTACGGAAGATTTGAATTTCAAAGTTATTGCGGAGAAGCTGAAGAAAGAGCCTATCCATAAGGATACGATTATCACCATGCGCCACTACCGGTTAATCACCGGGGCTTGTGAGTTCGGCTGCAAGGAATGGATGAAGCAAAACAACATTACCAAAGAGGAAATTAAAGCTTCTGAGTTGCTTCCGTTGCTTAAGAAAACAAATGCATACGGATTCGAGCAGTTCAAGCAACTAGTCACATTCTAGTATGACTAAGCAGTTAGATTTTTTCCACAACACGATCGACCTGGTTCCTTCCGAACATAGGGAACGTGAGAAGAAAGCGGTTAATCAGAATGAGCGAATATTAAAGCTGTTCAGGGGAAGTCCACACAAGGACTTCACCCCAGCTGAAATTCATTTGCTGCTGGGTCAACAATGCCCGATCACATCTGTAAGGAGAGCGATTTCTGATCTATGTAAAGCTGGTGATTTAATTAAGACTGAGAATAAGCGTGTTGGGTTATACGGAGAACTAAACTGTACATGGAAATGCAGGTAGAAGAGTGGAAAAACATTAATGGCTTTGAGAACTACAAAGCAAGCAGTCTCGGCAAGGTCAGAAGATTTAGTGTGCTGAAACCAAGCCAGACCTATAGAGGCTATTTAATAGTCGGCCTTTATGCTAACAGGGTTAAAAAGACCTTGCTCGTTCATCGCATTATCGCTAAGGCCTTTATTCCAAATCCTAAAAATCTTCCTGAGGTCAATCACAAAAATGGCATCAAGACGGATAATAGGGTAGTTAACCTGGAGTGGGTAACAAGTAGTTACAATTCAATTCACTCTCTCAAGAATGGACTCCAAAAGCCATTGCGTGGAAATGATCATCCCGGATTCAAGGTTAGCGAAGAACGTGTAACTGAAATAAGGTCACTGTTTAGGACTGGCAAATTCACACAGATTTCTCTGGGCAATAAGTTCGGTATCGCACAACAGACGGTAAGTAAAATAATTAATAACAAAGCTAGATATGAAAACTAAAAACATCGTAATGGATCCATCATACATCCAAGAGAAGGTTAGCCGGGTTCGTAAGTCATGCGTGACAGCTGAGCACCGGGCAGCTTACAGAAAGTTCTACCAGCTCTACAAAAAGAAACTTGAGCAATACAACACTGACTTTGGCTATCGCTTTAAAGTTGATATGTGGATGCTCACCGCTACTTCTTTGATAATCGCGACAGGAGTAGGGATTGTTGTTTTTATTCTGCTGACAAGACTTTTAAACAGTTGATATGGTAGCCTTCAAAAGACATCGCGCCCCTCACGGCTTTAATAAGGCGGTAATGCAACGACTCGGAAGAGTCAAGGTCTCCAGTGCTTACATAACAATGGTTAAAAAAGGGAAGAGAAATAACGATGCTGTACTGATGGCAATAATAGAGGTGGATAAATTAATGAATAAAAATATACCAGCCGTTAGGGATGCGGTGCAAAGCCATCGATGCTCGGATCAGGCTGCAACCTTCAAAAGGAATGTGGCTGGAGTATCTACGCTGGACTAGGTTTCAAATTCAACGAGTTCATGCAATCTCTTCACAGGATTTACCGGTATGGAATGAAGCCTAACCGGTTCGGAGATCATCATGTGCGAATTGATCTGATTCATACTGAAGCTGAAAGGCATATTGTAAAACAATTAACAAGAAAGTGGAACCAACACAATGAACTGGTAAAGAAGATGACTGATGTAATCAAACAATACGGCCTTAATCATGTTGAAATGGCTCAGCACCTAACCCGTAAAATGGGAATAGAACGTGTTGAAGTTTCAGGAAAGAATTTCAGAGCTGTCCAGGCTGACAACGATCCTTTCGCTGGTTTATTTACCGTTCCAAAGATCGCTGTTGAACTCGGCCGGTATGGTGTAGGCTTTGAGCTTAATCCAGTGTCATTCTTGGATGGTGTTCACTACTGCAAAGCTGCAGAGATGAAGATTAACATTCCAACGCTCTTCGATATGGAAGAGGAAACACAGAAGGAGGTGGTCAATGGCTAAACGATTCACCGATACCACTAAATACAAGAAACCATTCTTCCGGTCATTACCTGGAGCGTATAAACTTCTTTGGGATTTCCTTTACCATGACTGTGATCATGCCGGGATCTGGATTGTAGACTTTGATGTAGCTCAAATTTACCTAGGATCTGATATGCCAGTGACCAAAGAAAAGGCACTAGAGTTATTCAATTCTGACGAGTCGCGGATCATTGAAATCGACAATGGTAAGAAATGGTTTATACCGTCTTTCATTGAATTTCAGTACGGAAAATTGAGGCAAGAAAATCGCGCCCACATCAATGTTATTTCGCTCCTGTCTTTTTACAGACTGATTGATGAGAATTTTATTCTAACCAAAAACAAGCCCCTTACAAGCCCCTTACAAGGGGCTAAGGAAAAAGAAAAGGAAAAAGAACAATATAAGGAACAAGAAAAAGAACAAGAGGGGGTGCAGGGGGAAACGAAATTCTCCGACTACGAGCGCTGGACTGAGGACGCCACAACTGGTAACGATCACCTCTTCACCAACATGCTCCGTAAGCTGAAGGTACAACCAAAGGATCAGCTGCCAGATCTGGCAAGGTCACACTTAGCACTCCTGGCCAAGTATCCGAAAATGAAACCACCGGATCAGAACCGTTTTAGAATTTCACTCATCGATCACATTGCAAAAGAATTTAAACATGTCAACAACCCCATCAATCATTCAGGAAACGCTTCAGGAGCTGGCTCCAAAACATTTAGCGGACAATACGAAGAACGTCTCTGACGAGATCCTTGCGATAGAGCTAGACGAACAGGAGCAGGAAGAAGCGATCGTAAAGGCTAAAACTGACAAGTTCTATCGCATTAAAAATGCCGAGTACTGGGAGAAAATCCGCTCGGGCGTTAACTGGCAAATTCCAAACGCGCGCGAGCTTTACGAGAACCTTCTAAGAACGAAAAGCCGTACCGGGAAGTGGTATAAAATCACTGATGAAAACAAGGAAGTTATCTGGAAGCTGTGCCTGTATTTCGCCAATGATGTTAAACGGCTGAAGGAGCTTTACCCTGATGTTAATCCAGAAAAGGGAATTTGCATCACGGGAATCCAGGGAGTAGGCAAAACGCATTTGATGAACTTCTTTGCCAAGAATCCGAAAGCAAATTATCTGCTTTCAACGTGCAGGGATATTGCTGAAAAATTCAGAACCAACTGGGAGTATGAAAGGCAGAATACTTTGGATTACTATTCAAGCACACCAACTGCCTCACAGCCTCAACCATTCAATCATGAGATCATGGGTTTTTGTTTCGGTGATCTCGGGACCGAGCGAGACAAAAAGAACTATGGCAACGAAATGAACGTGCTGGATGAGATCTTCTTCAAGCGGTACGAGAAAGGATTACCGCTTCACTTAACGCACTTCACAACCAACCTGACAGGGGAGGAGATTAAAGAACGTTACGGGATCAGGTTTTACGATCGCTTGAAAGAATCGTGTAACTGGATTGTATTAAAGGGTGAGAGTTTTAGAGAGTAGTATGGTTTACGTTGACGATATGTATAAAACTCCTATTGGTCAGTTTGGCCGTATGAAGATGTCCCACATGATTGCCGACACAAGGGCTGAGTTACTGGAGATGGCTGATAAGATTGGATTGCAGCGTAAATGGATTCAATCGTTCGATACACCTCGTGAGCATTTTGATATTGTGTCAGGTAACGGTATCCGACAAGTCGTGTCGCCACTAATTCATTACCTTTGTTTTATGGAAATAAATGATCTAAAAAGGATGTTTGTTGAACGGCAGGAGAGGTACGTTTACTACATCATTGCACTTTCGGTCGCCTGTTTGGCCTTTACGGTTTATACAACAATTGATAAGCCATTAAGCTGGAATCAAATCCCTCTTGCTTTTGCTGTTTTATGAACATTGGTTTATGATCGGCTTGGGAATATGAAATACAAACTGTCACACGGCACAAAAGAATTTATGAAAACAGAAAGTAAAATTAACACCGAACCCCAAGCTGGCATAAACCTGTTGTTAGTTGCTGTTACGCCTGAAACTTCACTAAGCACGGATGGCACTGCTTTGGATGGTGTGTCGGGTTTGAGCGGCAGTGGCATTGGTGCGACTTCGAAGAATATTCAATTGTTTAATCTGGATTGTCATAACGAGTTAAAAAAAATAGAAAGCGATACTGTAAACTGTATAGTTACAGACCCTCCATACCTGTACTTGGATAATCAAAAACTTGATAGAGATTTTAACGAAGATTTTATATTCAGCGAATTTAAAAGAATACTTAAACCAAATGGGTTCGTTGTTTTATTCGGTAGAGGTTCATCATTTTACAGATGGAACTATAAACTTGAACAGTTAGGCTTAAAATTTAAAGAGGAAATTGTATGGGATAAGTCCTATTGTTCATCTCCATTAATGAGTCTTTCCCGTGTTCATGAAACATTGTCGATACACACACTTGGAAATGGAATTATAAAAAAAGTAAAGGTTCCATATCTTAAAATGAAAGGCCATGACATTGCATCTATAAAACAGGATATTGACAGGTTGAGAACTGTTTTTAAAAACGCTGACCAACTTGAAGAAGTTAAAAAGTGGTTAGAGGATGGTACGCTTTCATTTGATGGAGAGTATGAGGCTGGACTCACAATAACGTCTGGCAGAAAGCGTGTTAATAGATGTATCTCCTCGCTTCAAACAATTCAAAATGGAATGAATGAAAAATCAATCATACGAATACAAAGAGACCATTACGAATTAACACACCCAACACAAAAGCCCATTGAATTAATCGAAAGAATTTTAAAGATGATTTCTAATGAGGGGGACTTAATAGTAGACCCCTTTGCAGGTAGTTTTTCAACAGGGTTGGCATCATATAACTTAAATCGGAAATTCATTGGATTTGAAATTGACACTCAATACTATGAACAAGCTGTTAAGAGATTTAATGAAATGACATTACAAAAAGACCTTTTCAAAAATGGAATATAGCTGGGGCTATATTATCGTTTTTGATTCTCTTGTCGGGGAATGTGATTTGGCACGTGCGGCTGTAAAGGCAAGCTCTTGGAATGGCTTTGGATGTGTGCGGGTTTTCGTGCGGCCATTGCAAGTGCTTGTGAGCGTGGTGGGAACTTGCGCGATGGCTTGCCCCGTGGTGCGGTGGCATGTGAAGCTCCGGCAGGCAGGGGCAACTCCGTGGGCTTTAGGCGTAATTGCAACTAATGTTGGGGTATAAGCATCTTCTCCGGTCTTCGATTCCTGGAGTTTTCTATTTCTGATCTAGCGCATAACATTGATGTCCTCTATCTTCAAATGGGTATGTATCGAGGTGAAAAGCTTGCGCAATGGCAGATCGAAAAGGGATTAGAAATAGCAAAGAGATCAATGAGTAGGAATGAACGAGTGGCAAATCGATATCATTCAACGAATAGGAGATTGTGTTATTTGGGAGGCGTCTTTTTTATTGTATATCAGGTGTTATACGCAAGCACTACATTTCGTTTCCAAAGAGAGTTTGCGTTTCAAATTTTTTATTAAAATCTCCCACCCTATTTAAAATAATATCGTAATACTCTTGTTCTTTTTCCATTACTATAAATTGGCGGTTGGTGTTCAAACAAGCTATTGCAGTTGTTCCACTTCCTGCTGTGTTATAGGCAATAGGGCAGACGTTCTTCGTTTTAACATTTCGTTTGAAAAAATTAAAATAAAAAAAGCCCACGCTCTTCGGTTTTTGCAAAACCGTTTGGTTTAAATTCATTTCCATTTATTCTGTTTTGTGCTATATTAAAATATTGGTCACTCACTTCAATTCCTATAAAATCCCTATTTGTGT